TGCTGAATATGAAAAACCATTTAAGATTAATCCAAAAGATACTTTAGTTATGGCCAGAGGTTTAGGTTCTACAGTAAAAACAGGCAATCGTTCTTGGTGGGTAACTATTAATAACTTAGAAGAAGAAGGTTATACAGTAATCAACTCTACAAAATGTCATGATATTTGTGGAGATAAATGGTACAATCAAGTTGTATTCCAAAGAGAAGGTTTTAATACACCAACTACAGTTTTAGTAAGACATGCTGAGGGTGCTACAGCTGCAGCTGAAAAACTTAAAAATAACTTTCCTATGATTTTAAAAACATCAACTGGATCAAGAGGTGTTGGTGTTATGTGGATAGAAAGTTTAAAATCACTTCATAGTATTATTCAACTTCTTTACAGAGAAGATGAATATGTTGATATTATTTTACAAGAATATATAAAGACAGATTATGATGTAAGAGTTATTATTGTTGCTGGACAAGTATTGGGTGCAATGAAACGCCCAGTTATTAGTAATGATTTTAGAAGTAATGTTTCTCAAGGTTCAGAACCAGAGATACATGAACTTACTGAGTTAGAAAAAGAAGAATCATTAAAGGCTGCAAAAGCTGTTGATGGTAGTATTGTGGGTGTGGATTTCATTCCAGCAAAAAATAGAGATAAAGATAAACCTTATATGATTGAGGTAAATTCTACTCCTGGCCTTATGGGTATAGAATCAGTTTACAAAGGTGTTGTAGCAAAATCTTTAATCAAAAACCAAAAGAGAAGTATATCTAAAGAGATATTGAAAACGTATATGAACAGAGAAAATTGGAGTTGATTATGAAAGATAAATTATGGTGGGGTGTATTCGCCATTGGAGCAGTATTGATGATACATAATGCAATCGCTGGTGAGTGGAATGAAAAACCAGTCATGTGTGAACAAAAAGAGATTGCATTAGATACAGTACGAAGTAAAGGTGAGTTACCTTTAATTACAGCAGTACAAAGTGCAAAGGTCAGAGAAAAACAAGGTCTTGCATCTGCGCCTGTACATATACCTTTACAAATATTTGTAAACTTTAAAACTAAAACATTCAGTATATTAGAATTTCATCCATCAGTAAATTCAATATGTATAATTGGATATGGTGACGATTGGAAAAGAATAGGAGAAACAAGCTAATGAGTGATATTAAACATCAAATGGTAGATGCATTAAGAACAAAGTACGAAGCTGCATATAAAGAAGCACATTGTACATTAGAAATTTACCTTACTAAACCTGTGGCCATTGGCGAGCATCCACAGCATTTCGAGGAAATGGACAAACTAGTTGCTAGTATGACAGATAATTCTGATAAGTTAGAAACTCTTAGAAACCAATATCCAGAAGAAACTTCAAAATTATTAAACGGATAACATTGACAACCAACAATAACTGTGGTACTATACATAATGAACTTCTATACAAACATATCCCAATGGGGAAACACTCTATTACTGCGAGAAGTAGTAAATGGAGAAAGACAAACTCGTAGAGTTAAATACAAACCAACTTTATATTCGCCTGTTGAAGAACCAACAGAGTGGAAAACTATTGATGGTAAGTATGTAACTCCTATAAAATTTCATAATATGAAAGAAGCTAAAGAGTGGGTTGAAAACTATAAAAGTCAACCTCACTTAGTGCATGGTAGTACTATGTACCCTTATAACTATATCGCAGAGTCTTATCCTAAAACTGTGAACTATGATGTTGACAAAATATTGATTGTGACGATTGATATTGAGGTGCAATGTGAGAATGGATTTCCGAGTCCAGAAGAAGCTGCAGAACCTTTTCTATCAATCACAGTAAAGAATCACCAGAGTAAGAAGTTTGTTGTCTGGGGTATCGGTGACTTTAATAACACTCGTGAAGATGTTACTTATGTCAAATGTGATGATGAGGTTCATTTACTTAAAGAGTTTCTTATGTTCTGGGAAAGACATCTGCCTGATGTAATTACTGGTTGGAATACAGAGTTCTTTGATATACCTTATCTTTGTAATCGTATCAATAAACTATTTGGAGAAGATGAACTTAAAAGACTATCGCCTTGGCGTAGTGTTCACTCTAGGAATGTTTTCAAGATGGGTCGTAGTCATCAAGTGTATGAGATACAAGGTGTTGCACACTTAGATTACTTTGATCTATATCGTAAGTTTACCTATGTGGCCCAAGAGTCGTATAGACTAGACCATATTGCATTTGTTGAACTAGGTGAACGTAAAGATGGTAATCCATATGAAACTTTCAGAGAGTGGTATACAAAAGATTATCAGTCGTTTCTAGAATACAATATCATGGATGTGGAACTTGTTGATCGACTTGAAGACAAGATGAAATTGATTGAGTTGTGTCTAACTATGGCTTATGATGCAAAGGTCAACTACATGGATGTTCTAGGTTCTACCAAGTATTGGGATGTTCTTATTTACAACTATCTATCTAGTAAGAAGATTGCAATACCACAAAAGATACCTAAAACAAAACCAGATAAATTTGAGGGTGCATATGTGAAAGACCCTCAAGTTGGTATGCACAAATGGGTCATGTCATTTGACTTGAACTCATTGTATCCACACCTAATCATGCAGTATAACATCTCGCCAGAGACACTTGTTGCACAAAACAAAGTTCCAAATATGTCTGTGGACAAACTACTAGATAGAAAGGTAGATACCTCTATACTTAAAGGTGTCACACTTACACCTAATGGTGCATTGTTTAAGACAGATAAAAAAGGTTTCTTGCCTGAAATGATGCAGTCCATGTATAACGATAGAGTTAAATACAAGAAACTCTTATTACAGGCGAAACAAGAATATGAGAATACAAAAGACCCTAAACTACTTAAAGACATTTCTAAGTACGATAATATTCAGATGGCTAAGAAGATTTCACTCAATAGTGCGTATGGTGCTCTTGGGAATGTTTGGTTTCGTTATTACGATCTGTTGGTCGCTGAAGCAATTACTACTTCTGGTCAGTTATCCATTCGTTGGATTGAACGTGATGTTAATCAGTATCTTAATGATATTCTTAAAACCTCTGGACATGATTATGTTATTGCGAGTGACACAGATTCGATATATGTTCGGTTTGACTCACTTGTCAATAAGGTGTTTACAGAGACATCAGACACTAAAAAGATTATCAAATTCTTGGACAACGTGGCCAGAGAGAAAATTGAACCTTTTATTGAGGAAAGTTATCAACGTCTGCATGAGTATGTAAAGTCATATGAACAGAAGATGGAGATGTCAAGAGAAGTCATTGCAGACAAGGGTATATGGACTGCAAAGAAACGATATATTCTAAACGTATGGGATAATGAGGGTGTACGATATAGTGAAGCGAATCTCAAGATTATGGGAATAGAAGCCGTCAAAAGTTCAACTCCTGCTCCTTGTCGTGAAAAGATCAAACAAGGTCTAAAGATTATCATGAATGGTAATGAGAAAGAGATGAATGATTTCATACAAGAATTTCGTGAGGAGTTTATGAGTCTACCACCAGAGGACATTGCTTATCCAAGAAGTGTAAATGGATTGACAAAGTTTAGTGACCCTAATGGTATGTTTAAGAAAGGAGCTCCTATTCATTGTAAGGGTGCCATTCTATATAATCATCTTATAAGAAAGAACAAACTACAAAACAAATATGAGCTGATTCAAGAAGGAGATAAGCTTAAATTTTTGAATCTTAAACAACCTAACATATATCAATGTAGTGCTATATCATTTATGACACAACTTCCAAAGGAACTTGACTTTCATAAGATTGTAGACTATGATGTACAGTTTGAGAAGTCATTCGTAGAACCTCTCAATTTTATATTAACGAAGATCAATTGGTTAGTTGATCGTAGTTATGGAACACAAGGAACATTAGAGGACTTTTTCGTATGATATTGAGTAAAGAAGATTCTGCATGGGCAGCTATGAAGATGATGAAGTATTTCAAAGACTTTCATAGGATTGACGATTACTTTCGTGCAAGAAAGATAGAACGAGTAAGAGACATTCCAGTCGGTCTGCCAGGTATGAGTATAGAAGATGATTTGTTTCAAGAGTTTGATATGCACCCAGAAGACATGAACTTTCAAGTCGCAGTCATACCTAACAAGGTGTTTGACACACTACTTGAAAAGACTGCATCATTTAGTCCAGATGAGAATCCAGGCAAGACGTTAAAGGTCGTAGTAAAAGAAACAACCACAAACACTATAGTGGGTTTCATACGATATGGTAGTCCTCTTATAAACAGTAAACCAAGAAACGATTATCTGGGTAATGTACCAGACTTAGACATATTCAACAAAAGAGCCATCATGGGTTTCAACATAGTACCAGCACAACCATTTGGATTCAACTGTCTTGGTGGTAAGTTACTTGCTGCAATCTGTTGTTCTCATGCAACCAGACGTATGCTCAATAAGAAGTATGATACAGAGTTCTGTCTATTTGAAACTACGTCTTTATATGGTAATCTCAAAGGTGGTAGTATGTATGATGGTATGCGACCATATCTAAGGTATAAAGGTGATACACAATCTAAGTTTCTATTGACACTAGGAGAAGAAATATATCCAGAACTAAGAGATTGGTTCATAGAAAGAAATGGAGGAGAAGACCTCATACACAAGGGTGCATCATCAAGAAAACTCAAGATGCAAACGAAGATGGTACAAGTGATTAAGGCTTCTCTAAAAGAACATGACACAACTGCATATAACATGTTTATAAGTGCAATGGAAAGTGCAACTGGAGTTACAACACAGAAACGCTTCTATATGAGTGAGTATGGGTATAGTAACACAAAAGATGTGCTATTAGGTAATACAGACAAACTCATTAAGGCAGATAACTATGATAGGTATGAGATAGAGAACATAACCACTTGGTGGAAGAAACTTGCATCTAAGAGGTATAACAACATAGTTGCAGATGGTCGTATAAGAAAAGAATTAGAAGTGTGGAACAAAGACACTATGAACAAGATAGATATAATCAGATGAAAAATAAAAGAGATACAAGACGAGATGCATGGGATAGGGATTATTTACCACATAAAGAAGTCAAGGTAGAACCACCAAGAAAAGATTATACGATATTGTTGGTATTTGCATTTTTCTTTATAT